ATAGTAATTCACCATCCTTCCAGGTGAAACGATGCTGGGCGCGAACTTTGATGGCATCCAGAACAATCTTAGAATCATCCTTTGTCCATAAGCACTCTGCGATCGCAAAGCCGAACATCTGGGCATAGTGCATTTTGCGCGTAACTTGATCGAAGCCGATCTGCATCAGTTGCTCTTTTAAAAACTCAGCAGCAGCCACATCACGGCTGTCTTCACTGCCAGGTGTTACTTCCCAATCAACAGAGATCACACCATCCTGGCGTTGCTGCCAGGCACTTGCGACCTGGTGATCACGCAACAGGTTGTGCCAGGTGCGAATGTTCTGGGCATTGGCTTCCATGCTGGAATCACTGAAGGCACGGTTCATTGTCGTGCTGTGACCCGTTAGAACACGAAAGACCGGCTTTGCGGTATTTTCATTTTTGTCAGCCATTACATGCCTCTCAAGCTATTGATAATCCCTCCGGGCCCGACGCCAAAGGTTCCGGCAACACCGGATGTAAATGTTCTGGATCCGCCAGATACGAATTCACCAGTCTTTGCACCCATCTCAACTGCACCAGTCCAAAGCATATGCAGACAGTCAGGGCCGTCATCATGGCCTTGAGGAAAGGTTTGCAGTTGATTGATCAGAGTTGTCTGACTCGCGTGGAGACGGATCTGCCCGGCATCAATGACGGGCTGAAGGCTTTCGATACGTAGTTCCTTATCCGTGTTTGGAAGAACAGCTCGTGCAGGCAGAACAACACCTTGCTTTGCAGCCTCTTTCATAAGCTCTGTGCGCAGAAACTCTTGGAATTGTACGGTTTCAATGAACCACATCGCACAGCGGTAATCCTTCTGAAAAGCGATAATATTGGAAATGATCACCGCAGGGAGGCGTCTTCTGATTGATGCTTCCAGGCAATCCAACTGACCATTGTCTCGATTAAAGCCGCCGACCAGGATCGCGCTGGGGTCACCGCTTCGGCCATGCTTACCTAAGGATGGGTCTGCAGCACCGAAATGAACAACAGGGTTCACCCGCTCAACCCAGAACGTAATGTTTCTGAAGAGCTGGTTGTCGCTGTCGATGGGCTCGTTCTGATATTCCGAGTTGAAGCTTTTGTTGCCCAGGCGCACCTTCATTTCCATAAGGCGCTTGAGCGGTTGAACGGCTGGCCACAATACTTTGGCGCCGCGCTCCATTTGATTGCGGTTTCTGGAATAAAACTCTTCAGCTGCCTCGAATCCTTCGTTGCGGATCAGTTCTTCCCACTGATCCCATAAGTCCATTCTCTCTGGCCATTTCTGGATAGCCTGGAAGACAATGCTTTTCCACATCGGCGATTTAATCTTGCGGTTAAGGACGCTATCGAAGTGGAGAATGGTACCGACATAGAAAATATCCATGGATAGATCGGGAGGGCCTAATGGCTCCACCGCCTTATCGATCCATTCCTCGGTTTTATCACGTTGGGCCTTTTGGCGCACGTTCTCATCATTTTCTACGTCATCGAGGACGACCATGTCCGGTCGTTGAGAGCCATGACGCGCACCACGGATCCTTTTTCCGGCGCCACCAACCATGAACTTGCAATTCTTGTTGGTGACGATCGTGCCAACCTGCCACACCGGACCACGGCCACAGTGATCTGGGTAGTCATGATTTAGACGGGGGTTGTCCTCCAGCTCGACCTTGATGCCTTCAAGCAACATGGCTGCGACCTCGATCGCATCAGAAAGGATCAGAGGGAACTTGCGACGACCTGTGACATAAGCCCACAGAACAAGCATCTGGGTGATCTTGGTGGACTTGGCATTACCACGCGGAGCACCGATGCCCCAGCGTTCGCCCTGAGGGCTATCGAGGGCTGCAGGCAGGTGTTCATTAATCCAGAGATGGAATTCAGAAGGTTCAGCAGTTCCGTAATGAGGGAAATAGGTGTCCTGGAAGAATTTGAAATCATTCTGTACACGCTCACGCCTAGCTTTGGCTGCAGCTTCAGAACGATCGAAGTTTCCCAGATCGGCGGCGGCTTCGATTTCGTCACGAAGCGTTCTGGCCAGAGCTGAGATGTCATCGAGAAAGTCCTGAGATCCATACTTTGCCCGTTTCTGCTTTCCTTTGATAACCATGGAGCGCCTCAGGTGTTGTACTTGTTCGCGATTTTAATGGCGAACGGTTCAAGGATTTCAAGGATGGCGTCCAGGTGTTGAGGGTATTCCTCACTGGTGAATTGCGAGAGGTCCTGCAAAAGTTCCGATGCAATAGCGTACTGACCCAGATCAGGAGCAGCCTTGCCAACCGAGCTGATTGTTTGCTGAAAGGCGTTGGACATCTTGGAAATAAGATCGACACGATCCGGTGCCAGGATGTCCTTTGATTCATTAACCATCTGCATGGTGGCCTGATAGGCCGTCATAAAGTCAGCGAGGACGATCTCTGCGACCATGCGCGTGTCGTTGGTCGATAAAGAGGAAGCCGAACGGGCACGATCCCAGTCATCGCCTTTGGACTTGTCATCAGATTTCCAGCGTTGAGCTGTGCCTCTGGAAACCCCGTTGGCCATCGCAGCTGTACCGATGTCCAGTTTGTCAAAGATATAGGCGTTACGGACCGCCAGTTTGGTTTCTGGTGAGTGTGCCATTACTTTGCTCCGAAGCTGCCTTTGATGCCTTGGGCGGCGGTGCGCATTAGGGTGTCGGCGCTGGGCTTCTTGATGCCCTCAATCTGAACCTTGCCCTGGGCAACGTCACGACCGGCATTGGTGATGGCAAGGGCCTTACCAAATACACACTGTGTGAGGAGGTTCTTATCTGTCAGCCACATCAGTTCGTTCAACAAATCTTGATCTGAAGGAGACAGGCTGATTTTTAGCAGGCTAGTTCTGATCGCATCAAGGTCTGCAGGGGCAGCGATGCCAGGAACCGTGACTTTGCCGTCAGCCACTTCAATGCCACGCGAGGACGCAATGGCACCATAGACACCAAGATCACCTTGCAGGACAACGAGGGATTGTTCATCAAGCCATGCAAGGTCGGTGCGCACAGTGTCTCGAGACGGGTTCATCCCCATATCCAGCAGGAAATCCTGAATGATAGAGGCGTTGGCAGTGTAAGCCGGTGCCTGGGACAGGATACGTAAAATAGCCAAGCGACGATCGTCAGCTTCAGGACGGTTCTGCAGATAAAGCAAAACAGCTAGGCGAAGGTGCTGCTGAAGGCGTTGTGCAAATAAATTACTCATGACCCGTTCTTAACCTCATTTTCCAGAAGGATGTTGACGGTGCCGGACAGGCCATTAATCTGTTTTGTTAGGCCGTCGATCCCGGCAACAGCGGTGTTGATACTTCCCGCAACCACCTTGAGTTCATTAGACAGCTCGTGAACCTGATCTTTGGTGGGAAGCTGGTTAAGCTGGTTTTCGAGCTCCGTAAACCGTTGCTCACCTTTGTTTAGGCGCTCAGTGATTCCATTGATCTGTTCTTCCCGTTCTTTACGGGCTGCATCCAAATCCTCATGGCTGACAAAGGTCTTTCGAAACATCCAAATGAAGATGCCGATAATCGGGCTGAGCACACCGCCAATAATGCCAAGGACAGCGCCAGCAAGTTTGATGATTTCGCTCCATTCCGCGATCATGTTCTTATTTCCTAAAGGCTTTGATGATGGATGAAATCGTGCCCCCTGCAGCCTCAATTGAAGCGGTGGCGCTTTGTAATGGTCGCCCTGCAATCATCTCGTCACGACGAGCTTTGTCGCGTTCACGGCATCCCATGTATTTGAGGACCATCTGCATACAGGCATAAAAGCTGGCAATGAGTGGGCCCCAAATCATTTCTGTGACCGGCTGGGCTTCAGCGATCATCCCCCACAGGCTGAGATCGGGATAGTCCCATTTGTTGTTAAGAGCGAAAATGAAGCGCAGGACGAATTCCACCATTGTGAAAATCATCAGCCACTTAAAGACCTTTGCGAAGGTTTCAATCACCGTCATTGCGCGTTTGGCAATTTCTGGACGAGCTGATGCACGGATCTTTTCCGCATCACCATCATTCATGGCAAGGAAACGTTGAGTGTCCAATTCTTGAAGCTTGGTTGTGAGCTGGGCTTCAATTTGGGCACGTTGGTCAGGTGGCAGCTTTTCTAGCTCGTTCTGAAAATCCTCAGCTGTGTTTGCTTCGGATGGCGAACCGGTGACTGCCTGATAAATTGATTTTCCAGCATTGAAAAGGGACGGCAGAGCGCTTAATGCAGCAAGAAACATCGATCAACCCTCCAATCCGGTCATATAGTGCTTGCCGTCAAAACGCTTGGCGTGGCCGCGGTTGACGGTCAGATCGACAAAGGAACAGTGGATCCAGCCAGCATTCGGTTCGTCCTTGTTCCAGAACTCTAAAATGAGCTGGTCAAAACTGAGATTTTCAACGATCCACTTGGCGACTTCGAGGTTGGAAATTCCGGGCACTTCAAAATCGACAGCTTCACCCTTTATGTGTTGGGAGTTTGACTTGCTGCCGATCTGGTGGTTCAGATCTTCACAACGAAACCAGGAAGATGGGGTGAACGGAATGCCGAAGTGGGAACGCACCGGCTGCAGAATGTGTTGGGCGACTTTGACAATACAGGTTGTTTGTTCAACATTCGGCATGTTGTTGATGCCAAGGCGTAGGGCTGTTTGAGAGGCAATCGCTTCTTTCAGCCGGAAGTTTTCGGATAGCTTAAGATTAAGATCTGTAGACATTGAAAAACCCTCATCACTTGTTAGCGACGAGGGTGTGCGATTTTTGGATTATTATGCTTTGAAGGCTTCAGGGGAAAGGGTGATTTTGCGTTAAAAAAGCGTGGGTTGTTCCCGTTCTTCTTTGGCTTTTGCCAGAACTTGATAGACGCGGCGCTCTGTACAACCAGCCTCCAATGCGATGTCCAGAACCTTAATTTTTTCCTTATGGCGCTTAAGGATCAGCGCTTTTCGTTGAGCTTCGCTTAAGAGTGACATTGGAATGTAGATGGTACACTTGGCGAAATGTTTGACAAGCTCTTTTGCGTGTTGCTCACCGATCGATGTCAATTCATGTTCTTCCGTCAGCTTGGCTGGGACATATTGAACGGTGCCAGGGAAGACCTCAACCAGTCGCCGAGCAATGACAGGGGAGCATTGGTCGGCGATAGCTTCCAGATCGGTGTATTCCTTGCCGTTAGACATTGGATGCCGATCCTTTCTTTTTAACGCGCTCAATCATCTTTTTCAGAGCTTCAATGATCGGTGTGGCTTCGTTATAGGTCAGCCAATCAAGTTGACGTGGGTCCGTGAGCTGTTTGTCCTCAGAGCGGAACTTGTTGACGAACAAGACCAGGCCCTGACGGGTGTCATCGAATTTAACGCCGCCACGGCTGTCGAGGTCATTCCAAAGCGCCCAGATCAAACGGACATAGGCTTTTGCCGATGGTTTGAAGTCGTGGCGTGGCTGTGTCTGACCGTTAATTTCAGCGAGAACGGCTTCCAGTTCCTGGGCGTTGCAATCGCTGGATGAGGTGTTTCCGGTTACATCTTCCATGATGAGCTTGCGCTGATCTTCATCGATACCGCGATCCTTACAGGCCGCACGAATGGCGCGGTTTGCTTTATGCCATGCTGGTGTGCGTTTCATCTCAGTTCTCCTTAAAATCAGGTGAGAGCGTTGGCAGGATTTGAACCTGCGTCTTGCTTTTCACAAATCACCTTTGCTGGGGCCAGACGTAACGGGCTGTACAATCCCTTTACGTCCTTGGCAATTGCATCCCTCGGGGTGTCCGTTAAACCGCTCCGGCACAACGCTCTCACCCGTTTACCCCCGACAGCCGGACTGTACGGGGGTAATTGGATCTTCGACTTTGTCTTCTTCAAGACTTGCTGATTACAGCTTGTGATGACGTTTTACATGGCTCCCTCCATCGTTTAGATTTCAGCTTTCACCGCCGTAAGCCCGACCCTCTAAAGGGTAACGGGCTTGTTTTGCACCAGTGGTTACGGATTACTCAGCGGCTTCTAAATTCAGACCGAGATCAGTTGTGTTAATTTCGCTCACGTCCCCTTCAATGGAGATGTTCATTTCTCCCAAAGGGCCGTAACCTTCGACAAATTGTTGATCTTGTGTACTGCCGGGAATGTCATAGATCGCACCGTTTGAGTAAAGCGTGGCAAGGTGTTTGGCGTGTTCTTCCACAACTTCATTCAGATCGTCGTCAGCGTCACCAAAGTAGTTGATCGTCTCGTTGAACTGATCGCAAAAATCTTGTGTGAGCTTTTCAGTGTCGAGAGTAACTTTGACTTTGTGGACTACTTCAACGGTTATTGTTTGTTTAGGCATATTCTTTCTCCTTCATCATTCAGTTTTGCGATCTGGGCATTGTGGGTACCCGTCATAGTCGTGATAGAATTTTGTTTCCTTGGAGGTATGGATAGTCTCCAGTGCCTCACACATATCAAGCGGCCCACGGTTGTTGATGCAATTCTGGCAAGGGCCATCTAGGAAGAACATCAATTCCGTATGGTTTGCAGGTCGCCAAGGCTGACCTGCGCAATGCGCGTAAGCTCCTTTTTCATACATTGATCAATCCTTACGATAGCGTTGCTGTTTCAACGGGGGATGCTTTGGCAGAAATAATGCTACAACCCGGATATGCTCTAAGTGTCAGATTTTTAGCTTTGCTTATGGCCTCAGCTTCACTTTTTGCGTTAACAACACCGCCCATAGATGTGTCACCTTTGTTGGTATTAAATTCCAGTTTTACGCGGTATTCCATATTGACATTCCTCACTTTTCGCCATTTTCAATTTTGCGAATTTCGCGTTCAATAAGTTCGCAAACCGCCAACCATGCATGATCGTCATGACCGTTGAATGGTTCGGCCTGCGTTGCTAACCAGCGTTGGTGATTAGCCAACGGAAGTGCGTGGCGTAGATTATCTTCTTTGATAAAAGACATTGAATAATCTCCTTTAAAGACGTGCATAGTGCTGGTAACGGGTATCTGTACGGAGTTCACTACCCCACTTGCGGCAAAGGCGTCCGAAGACTTGTGAACCATCACCAATCATGTGTTGAGGTTCGGTGTGTAATTGGATGCGACCACGGATTACAGCGATTGCGTCTTGAAAATAATTGCTGTCGAGTTCGCAAAGATCGGTCAAATCAACATGCCAGTTGAAGCCATTGTAAATTGACAAAACAACCTGTGCAGCCGCCTTGGATGCAACGCTGTCGCCCTGTGCTAATGAAATGAGGCTTTCGAGCGATTGCCCGTATTCTTCCATGGTAATTTGCATGGGTTTAATCTCCTTACGTATTGGGTTTTGCTTTTCGACATGTCTCATCGACCCGAACAGGTTTTTTCCAAAACCGACAAATGCTGGAATTTGTTGGTCGGTATTTGCATTCACCGCATTTGATTTCTGTTCTTTTGACCATCTTTGAATCGGCCCTTTGGGAGAAATGCGAAGCCACGCCGATCGATGTCATAGGTTTCTTCCGCATAACCGATCCTTACGCTGCGTCTGCTTTTTCGGATATGTAGAAGAAGTTCAACATTTCCTGAAACCACGGCTCGTTTTCGTGGGTATCGCTATCTGAATTAAAGTCGATACCATCCTCGGTTTTCCCAAAGAATTTGCCGTTCCATGATGAATAGAGAATTGAGGCCAGTTTATCGCCGAATTGACCGCCGATGGTGATCCAGTCGCTTCCTTTTTCATCGTAGTTTGATGTGTCCAGTTCGTAGGTGCCAGCTTTACAGGCTGCTACGATTTCATCATGTGTTTTTTGGCGTTTAAACTTTTGCATAATTGCATCTCCTGTTGTTCGTTTCTGTGAGTGGTTCATGCTGCTATTCCTTTTTTCCAGATTGTGTTGCTTGCTTCGATCCCACGATGACCTTGCTCCCATACGTACCAGGCACACGGCATCATGCGCGGGTTTTTGCGTTCTTCAGGGGGAAGGGTAAACAGCCAGGTATTGGCGCGATCGCCACAAAGCCAGATACGAGCTGGGGGGCGTTTCTCCCACCAAAAACGGCGTTCCTGGCTTTCCCGCCATGCTTGGCGTTGGAAACAGAGAATCTTTCTGGCACCGAGTTCGAAAGCCTTATCGACAAATTCACAAGCAAGGCTAAAGGGTGGGTTCATCATGACGGTACGACCCGTCAGGTCCATATCTTCAATTAACCAGTTGGAGCCAACCGCATTGGCGCCCTCAAAGCTCCAATCGTATAGATCCTGGGAATGAACACTGTATTCGTTCTTTCTCAAAATGTCGGTGATGATCCCGGTGCCGCAGCATGGATCGACCACAGAAGGCGTTAGAAGCTCAACACGCAGGATGGACTGGACTGCCCAAGGGGCTGTTTCCCAAGCTTCAGCAGCCTTGGCTTGTTCCTCCAGAGTTTTAAAGTCTGGATGAATAACAGCCTTTTGCAGATATGGTAACAACATGCCAGTCATTTACGGTTCCTTGATGCTCCTTCCAGGGCGAGGCGGTTAACGGCAGCGACAAATTCCCGCCAGTTGCCACCCGCTTCGATATATTGGCGAATATGGGTCTCAGGGTCGGTGGTGGTGCCGATCGGGGCATCCTCGGCCCTCAGAGCCGTATTCGTTTCTTTGATTTCGTTGGCTAATGCTCTGCGTTGATTTAAGAAACCCCGACCTCTGACTAACACCGCTGCCTTAAGTGCTAGGCTTTCAAGCCTTGCCCTCAAATCCTTTGATGTGACGTGGGTCGGGGTGCTCATGGTCTTACCCGTTAACCGTTTCACTATCGCCGATCGCTCTAACGATATCGATCACACGCTTGCGAATGACAGGGTCTTTAAGTTTGGAGAATGTGCGCACCAGCTCCAGCGTTTGACGGCGATGTAGGGTCAGGTGTTCTTCCGGGATACCGTCTTCAGAAGTTTCACCCTGGTAGCCTGGGAAAGCGTCTTTCACGCTGTCCGGCATTTCATCAAAGAACCAAGAGGTCGGAACGTCGAGAACTTCACTCAGTTGCCAGAGCTTACTGGCGCTCACACGGTTGGCACCACGTTCGTATTTTTGAATTTGTTGGAAGGTCAGGCCGATGCTTTCACCCAGCTTGCCTTGGGTCATTCCCATCAGGGTGCGGCGCAGCTTGACACGTTGGCCCACATGAACATCGACCGGATGAGGTATATCGCTGCCGCGAGTGCCGGGGAGGATTTCTTTGTTGTGCGTTTTGTCTAAAGGCATTACCTTATACTCCGTCAAATTGAAGATAGCGGCGGTACCGGGGTCCATCCGGTTCGCCGTTTTTTGTTGTTAAATTTCGATTCCTTCGTGAATTGCTAACGTTTCCAGGCGTTTTCTGATTGACGCTGGTGCGCGATTTAGCCGCTTAGCAATCTGAGAGATGCGTGTTCCTTTCATCCTTGCGTGGGTGATTATTTGGTCTTCTTGTCGTGTGAAAAGTCGGATAGTCCGTTTTTTACCTTTATGGACGACAGGCTGATCAGGGATAGGGCGGGGTTTCCATTGTTTTTGGAAATAAACACCATTTCTTAGGCACACACCTTGAACAGCACTTTTTGAACAGCCAATTTGTTCAGAAATTGCCAGAAATGTGCGCCCTTCCTCTCTGAGTGAGCAGATCAGATCAACTTGTTCCTGTGATAATCTACTTGCCATCTTTACATCTCACTCACAGCGCAGGTGTGTGGTTTTGATTTCGTTGATCGCCTTTTTCCAGGCATTGGCATAAGCGATCATGGCTTTTGGAAGGTGTTGGGTTCCGCCTTCATGGCTTTCACGAAGACAATCCGCCGCTGCTTCACGAAGCTGATCCATTGTTTCCTGGGACACTTGAGTGCAATGGATCATGCAAAGGTGATTGTCATCCCAGAAAGAACCGCTAGGAGTGACTTCCCGTTTGCAGCCGGGATAGTCGCAAATATGGCGATCTGTGGTTTCTCTTTTCGTGGTCATGTTCCTACCAATATCGGGCCGTTAACTTCATCAAAGTGGACTTCCTTGATGGATGCATTTCGAGGGGTGTCGATGTCCTTCATCATTTTGAGGACGGTCTTGGCACCTTTTGAATGTCGAGCCTGAACAAAGAAAACTTCGCTCTGAGCGCTAATGGAAATGCGGAAAATCTTGGTGGGTTTCTTCTTTGCCATCACCGACCTCACACTGCTGCGAGGTCGATCGGGATGGCCGTCCAGCGATCTTCTGCTGATTTGCGGCGATAAAAGCGAACATAGGTCTTGGAACCGGCGACACGGATGCTGTCGTTAATGGCATCCATTGCTTTTTTCCATTTGTCATGTTCGATAGACAGGCGGCGAAGGCGGAAGAGGGCTTCCCGGTTTACCTGGCCTTGTTTGTCCACGTTAAAGGCATTGTTGACCAAGGCGCGGAGTTCATCGCGGCTCCCCTCAGACCATTCATTGATACATTCATCAATCAGGTCTTTGGCGATCTGCAGCTCAGGGCCGAAAGTGATATAATCTTGCACCTGGACGCGAACTTGGGTGAGACCGTCAAAGCTGGTAAAGCTGACATTGCCCTTTGCACCACCTTTTTTGGTGTCATATTTTTCAGCCAACAAGTCCATGAAGGTTGAGACATCATCGAATGTGTGGGCTTTAAAACGGGCAATTTGCGCGGAGAGATCATCGGCATATTCCATGATCTTCGCGACAAGCTGGTCTTCCAGCTTGTCGGTCTCCTTGACCGTATCCTGCGGCCATAAACGCCCTTTTGCGTCTTTCATATAGCCTTCGGGAATTTGGGTTTCGGTGTTCATTTAAGAAAGCCTTTCGGTTTTGGTTTGAGGACGACTTGGGTGAAATAACGCCATTGCTGGCGAAGGTATTTGAGGAAACAGGTCATGCCGCGTCTCCTCCAGTTGGTCCCGGTCCACCCTGCTTTTTGCGGCGAAAGGCTTCCATCGGGATAATGACGGGATCGGGAAAGACTCGAACCGGATCTGCGATAGTGGAGTTTTCCAGCTCAGTGGCGTCCGCAATTGCCGAGCTCAGGATATCCAGAACCATGCCAACCTGCTTTTCTGTGAGGAAGACTTCTTCTTGATCTGTGCGACGGTGGCGGATCAGGCCGTGTAAACTTTTCAAATCATCACTCAACATCTTGGCCTCCTGTGGGCTTGAGTTTGCAGAGCTGACAGGCTTTCCAGTGACGAAATTCTTTAGGACTGCTCATGGGTATGGAGCGGGTCGAAAAGCTCTCACATTGAGCCAAAGCGATATCGCTTTGAAGGTGAGGGCAAGGCACTCGACCAACGAGCTGAGACAGAATTGTTTTTTCTAGCTGGTCTGTTTGAGCGGTATATTTCTTCGCCAAAAATAGGGACAGTGTGGGTCTTGCCACGCCGATCTTACGAGCGACATGGGCAATCCCGCCCTTGCCGCCGTTAGACTGGTTGAACTTGTCAACTTCATCCCGGGCGATTTCTAACGCTGAAGACATGGATAGGACTCCTTTGTGTTGGGGTCATAGACAGCCCTTTTGTCACGTTGGATCATTGGCGCTTCTGGCCCTGTGTCGCGGATCAAAACATAGCGGCGAGTCCTCTTGTCTGATTTCAGGTCACGCAGGTAGCCAGACTGAAACAAAAGGCGTAGATAGCGTTGAACGCCGTCTCTTGGAGCTTTTTCATTCTTGCTGGCCAAGGTCACAATGTCGCTGATCGTGAACTTTTGCTTTAGGCGCACGGCTCTCCAAATACGGATGCGCATGGATTTTCCGTGTTTGCGCTTTTTGCCAAAGGGCCTGATCGGGGCGCTGTTTAAAACGGCATTGTTCTCCACAACAATCCGGCCTTCGTTTGTGAGCTGAAAACAGCCTGCCTCGACGCGATCGACAAAACCGCGATAGACCAGTTTTGTGCAAGCCTGACTGATCGCCTTACGATTCAGACCAGTTGCGGCTTCAAGGGCTTCAATGGTCAAACAGGCATCAGGACCGATGGCACGAAGGATGGTATTTTGGTTTTCAGCACACATGGCCTTAACCTTTCACCATGATCTGGCGACCAGTGCGGCGGTCATTCAACAGAACCTCGCCGACCATTTCTTTGGCGCCGATCGGGCCATCGTTGACCTTACCGAAATGCTCAATGGCGTTGATGCCTTCCTTGATTTCGCGCACAAGGCCATTGGAAGCTTTATGAAGCTGGGCGATTAGATCGTTCTTTACCTCAACCTCACAAAGCTCATTAACCATGCGGGTGACATCTTCCAGAGTAGCTGGATTAAAGGCTACATACTGACCGACGCGGCTGGCGATCTGAGGGAAGCGGCTCAGGTTATCGCGTACCCGGCCCATGCCGACCATGATGAAAGGAATTTCCAGCATGTCAGACAGGTCGCGGATGGTTTCCAGAAGACGGGAGCTGCGGCAGATATGGTCTACCTCGTCGATCACAACGGCATAGATTTCGTCGTTATGTTCGGCCATTTGTGCTTCTGTGCCGAGCTTTTCCAAGGCTTGGCGGTACATTTTTTCAAAAGAGTGGGCGGGACTTACATTCAGGCTTTGAAGGAGTTCACGTAGCATCCATGCCGGTGTCCATTCCTTTTTGGCGCGAAGGTAAAGGCATCCCTGCTGGGCTGAGTACCATTGCAAAGTATGGGATTTACCCAGACCGGGAATGCCGTCAACAATCATCAGACAAGCTTCTTCCGCGCCGCGATCTTGCAGCCGGGCGACAGCTCCCATGAAGTTTGAGGCATTCTCGGTTTTGACAAACAGGTCTCGCATTGATATTCTTTCCTTTCATTAAGTGTTTGACACCGCCGTTTTGGCGATGATGGTTTCGAGGAGGTCTGGCGGGACATCCTCGAATTCCAACAACTGGCGGAAATGACTTCCGCGCAGCTTTTCCTTGAACAAACGAGCATCTTTTTCGGTGGCCTGATCCGGGTTTTGGAGCAGCCATTTAGCAAGTTGCACTTCGTTGCTAAAAATTGGTCGAGTGCCTGGGATGGCTTCGCGCTCGGCCTTCGGCTCATTGCGTTTTTCGAGCTTGGCAAAAGCCTCATCCCCGACCTGGCGATCATATTCCGTTAGAGCCGGTGCTTGTTCCATCGGCTGATATTCGACCTCTAACGGCAGACCTTTGGCTTCTTCGAGAATTTCTTCTCGTTTTTTATCAACCAGATTAAGGCGTGATTTAGTGCGGCTTTCGAGAACCTTGTCTTGCTTGGACATGGCAACCTTGATGACATCATCACCAAAGTATTGGCGTCTATTTCCGTCCAGTTCGGCGACAGCTAGGAGAACGCCTTCGAAATTACGCACCCAGACTTTTGAAGCATCATGGATGTTGTAGCCAACCATGACCTCTTCGCCATGCCATTGCTCCAGATCAAAGCTGAAATAGATGTTCCCCAAAATACGCACTTCACCGCGCAGGGTCTTGCGGCGCTCATAAGGACGAATGAGATCGGCAGCTTCATCTTTGGGGATTAAACGGTTTTCACCGCCTTCCTCCAGCCATTTATCCCAGACCTCTTTGGGTGTCATATGGCGATAACGAAGGGTTTCCGGATCACGATAACGGGGCAGTGATGAATGGGGGCGGTTGTTGTAATCGTCGATCGCCTGTTGAACCTGTTGTTTAAATTCTTCCCAAGTGATGGCAAACGGCGCACGACGATTAGCTCGGAGTTCCTTATCCGTGATCCGGCGGATTTCACGCAAAGCTTCTTTGTCGGCATCTTTGCCCTGGTAAGTTTCAAATGTCTTTGAAAGCGGTGTCCAGATTGAGCGGTTTAGACGTTCAATGACCCCCCGTGCTTGAGAGTTATAGGGCAGCGAATTCTTGGCTGTGATGCCCCAGCGATCATAAAAGCCAGTGCCTGCATCTTCAAAGATTTTGGCGCGGAAACCTGAGCCATTGTCGGTGTACCAGATTGCGGGAAGTCCACGATGACGACCATCGTCATGTTCAACGATAGAAACGGACAAAGCCTCAAGGACGCCGATGCTGTTTTCTGCCAAAGCAACGGACCAGCCCGGGATATAGCGTGAGTAAATATCAATAACGGCGGTAACTTCCGGCAAGAAAGGCTGACCGTGAAAAGGATGCTCAATCTTTGATTTGAATGTATGCCCATCGGCACTGTACACGGCTGTCGGCCAGAGTTCTTCGGTGCCACGCCGTGTAAAGGCTTTCATGGATTTAAGGGCTTGTGGGCCCATGCGGCCATTATGGAGGGCAACAGGAGCCAGTTTTTTTAAGAACCGTTCAGCCTGATCGCGTGAAGGGGGGCAGACATTGGCTGGCAATTGCTCAGGTAACTTTTCGATGATCGCTGCAATTGCGGGTTTGTTTGGGTTTCGATAAAGGTCGAGAAAAGCCCAACCCCAGTCGGGGATTGAGAAATCTGTAACCTTTGTGAGATCAGGCGCAAGACCAGCAACGCCATATTTTTCCCGTTTCGCAAACCACTCATAAACAGTGCTGCGACCAACTTTGGCTTTACCTTGACCGGATTGCTGTCCTGACTTTGCGTTTGCCTGGATTAGCAAATCACGCAGGTAGCTTGGAATGCGGTTACTCTTGCAGAGTTCGGTTAAATCGCGGATGGCCTTTTTTCTGCCTCCACGCATACTGTTTTCTTCCACCCAGCGAAGGATGCCTAAACGAGCTTCCATAACATCGCGTTGCCATTGGTTGAGCTGGCTTAGAGTGTCTGGGGCTTTTTTGAAGGCAAAATCGACGGCCTCGACAAGTTCACCGGTCTCAACTTCTTTTTCAACATGGAGGTTGACGAAATGGTCGTAAGCTTCACCTGGGAGCAGGACATAGTGGTATTCCCAGCCACCGCCTTTTCCAGCCCTTTTTTGAGACAAGGGATTGCCGTTCCGATCATAAGATGGCCCCCAACGGTTCCAACGATCTTTGACGATCCAACCTTCCCGCTGCGCATAGCGAATGATTGAGCTTTTATCGGGGTAAAATCCCGGTAAATTCATATCAGCAAATTGTTGTGCGGAGAAGAAAGGCCAGGACATTACGCTGCCTCCTTACCTAAAGAAGGCAGAACGACACCTTGTTCAGAAAGGTATAATAAAAATGCCTGTTGCTCTTGCTTCTCAGCTTTTTGCCACGCATATTTCAGCTTTTCCAGTCGTCGTTCAGAAGGTGTGAGGGCGCGTTCAACTCGCCCAGATAGGTGAGCCTTGCATTTTGATACACTTTGAACAGGGTCTTTTTCACGAAGCATCAAGTCCAGATATTTGATCTGGGTGTCATGGTCACAGGCTGATAAATGGAGGAGTTCACCCTGCTTCAGAGCTAGCCATGTGCCTTTGATCCGTTGTCGCACATCAGGAGAAAGTCCATTGTGAATTGATATAGCCCGTTCAATGGTACGCTTTGACATACCGATTTTTTCAGCGGTGCTTTCAGCAAACGACACTGTGTCGTTTGCTGACCCCTGACGGGCTTTACCACCTGCGATACCTGCTTTTGTTTCTGGGTGCATTTCCTCATAGATCACCTTGCGTTCTGCCAGAAAGACAGCGCGATCCAAGGCATTCAACTCATGACGATATAGGTTTTCGTCAATCTCAAGCAGTCGCGCCTCTAACGGTGTAGCTGGCTCAACAATGATTGCTGGAATATCAATCCATCCGAGATCGCGCACGGCATGAAAGCGGTGTCCACCGGATACCAGAACATACCCCTCAACATGTTGAGTGAGAAACTTGGTTTTGTCTTTGGGGTCAATGATCTTTGCAGGGCGGACTACAATTGGGTTTTGCAACCCTAGGTCAATTATGGATAGTTTGAGCTTTTCAACTTCGATCTGGTCAACATCACGCAGACGGTCATGGACAATGAT